ACGACTGTAGGCACTCGAAAGAACAGAAGGCCCGTAACTGGGTCACAAATGCCGACTCAGCCGGAACCTTCTTGCGACACTGCTTACATCGCCTATTCGCCGCTTTCATGCTTACGTTTGGTGCGGTAATACTCGTTGTCGTCCGGGTGACTGAGGGCAAGCCCTGCATCGATAGCCCAGTGTTCTACCTGTTGCATGTAGTAGAACATCTCGCCCTTGGTGAACTTACTGGTGCTTTTGAGTTTCTCTGGTATCTCAGTAGAGCCGACCTTCTTTGCAGGGATCAGACCAAGGAACATACGCTTGAACTTGTCATGCACCTCTTCCTTGCCGTAGTCGGCCTGATTCCTTTCGTTTACAGCGTCAGCGATCTCCTGCATCCATTTCCAGTACAGCGCGTTCTGTTCCAGTGATCGGCCACCCGCCCTGATGGTGACCACACAGTAGCCATGCCCTTCCATCATCTTCATGATGTCGCGGTACGCTTGCTGTGCGGCCTGCTCTGACGTTACTGTCTGCTTGAGCGAGTCACTCACCAGAACTTCCACCAAGGCTTGGCAGGCTCTGAGACACCAGTGGTGCGAACCGGGGCTGTAAACGCCTCTTCCCTCACCTTTGGCTTCCTGCCACCGCCACGCTTGTATCGGTAGTCCACGTTGATAAAATCTCTGTACTTGCTCAACGCGCCCCGGATTGATGCCTCTGATCGGCCAAGTTTTGACGCCATCACAGAGTATTTTGCCCCATCACGGTAAAGGTCACCGAGTGTTAGTAACTCGATATTTGACCAACGCTTTTTTGTTTTACTAGTCATCGGATTGTTCCCCTAATTTTAAAAATTCAAAAAAATTCATTTCAAAGTATTCAGCGAATGACACCAATTTGCCGAGGTGCATGTCGCTCTGGCTTCGCCATCTCGTGACCTGCTGACGGTGTAGACCGTAGTCTTCTGCCATCTGCTGACACGATATTCCTCTCAGCGATTGGGCGCGTTTGATACATTGCCCTGCGTTAATTTGTGTCACTCCATGCTCCTTTTGTTAAACTAAAGAGGCATCGGACGAGATGCCCCTCATTGACCCGTGTAAGCCACGGGTCTTTTTTTTCTACCAAGTTATCTCGTCATTGATGTCCTGAGCGTTTGGCACAATTCGCTCTATAGGCTGAGGAGACATATCTTCTTTCGGGGCAGTCTTCTCACGCACTGACATCGATAGCACCGGGGTCTTGGGTCCAACCTTCTCAGGGTCAGGCTTCCACGCCGATAGCTGATACTCCTTGCCATCGATGTTGATCGTGCCTTGGAAGTGTGGGTCACGCTTATCAGGACGCATCTCAGTGTTCTTCCACAGTGCGCCTCGGTTTGTGTTGTCGTATTGCATTACATTTTCCTTAATCGATTTACTTCAGATTGAATTGTGTCTACCGCCTTTGATACCTCATCGGCCAGTAGTGCGATGTAGTCATCGTCACGCTCGACTCTGACGATCAATGCAGGCATAGACTCGTGGTACGACACAAAGTCCCACCACTGCCTGTCAGTGATCCACATACAGCCCATCACTTGCTGTTTGTATTTGGTTGGCAACTTGCCTTCACGCAGGTAGCCAATATGCGTATGCGGAGCGGGAACCTTGATTTCTAGCCCGCCGCCTTCTATCAACCCATCGGGTGACACACCACACTGTAGCGTATCGTGTAAGCAGAAACCAGTTTGGTTTACAGAGTTTCCAGAGACCAATTCGTAGAACTCCCGCGCCATAGGCTCTTGCTCGGTTCCTCTTTCCATAGCTTCAGTGACATGAACATAAGTTGTTTCCCCTGTCATAAGCTCTGCGATTAACTGGTTGATGTAGCCCTCTGCCTGCGTAGACGGTTTGCCTGCCGCAGTGATGAGCTTGTCGAACCCTGAGCCGCTAGGGCATCCGAGGCGGCTTTTCAGCCACTCCGGTGTCCCTTGCTCGTGCTTGATCTCTCTCATTTGTCTCGCCCTTTTGAAAGATTCTGTCCCAGTTGCTCTCGTACCGATCCTTGTTTGGGATTGGTCGAGGCTTGCTTCCTTTTCCCATTACCTACTCCATTGAGCCAACATGCGGCGCACTGGATGCCAAAGCTGTCGATGACGACAGCCTTTTCTCCGCACCATTTACAGATCGACATCGGTCAACTCCTGATCCGCCTGAGCGGTCTGGGCTTCCATGTCAGCGATCCGCTTTGCTAGCGCGTTGTACGCTTGCTCGTGGTGCGACTGTGGTAGCTCAGAGACAGAGTTGATCTTGTAGTGAAGCAAGAACTTGCCCGCGTCAGCGCCTGAGTAATCAAGCATCTCATTGAGGCGTTGGGCCTGCGCCTGATCGATCGGCTGTGTGAGAGCCTCTGCTTCGGCTTGAGGGATGTCACTGCCGCTGAAAATGTAGAAGCCTAATCCGAACATGGCTAGGCACTTGACCAGTGTTCTCATGCGGGTGTCTGAGATATCACGCGCATTCGGGTTCATGATCGCCTTGTTCTTGTGATCCATGACAGGCAACCACATTGTACGGGTAGCCACCTCTTCACCCTCATGAATGGTTAAGACGCACTCAACCATGACAGAGCCGTCCTCAAGGCGGTTATCTTGGAAGACGTAGTAAGACTCAGGGTAACGCTCCATCAGTGTGGCCCAAGCCCAAGTCCATGATAGGTATGACAGATTGCCTTTCTTCTGAACGTGTTCGTTCACATTGATTGGCGAAAGATCAGCCCAGACACGGGCCATAAGGGTTGTTTGCTTTTTCATTGCTCGCTCCTATTTAAACAACAGGAGCATTACAACAGATTATGTTGCCGCCCGCAACAACTTTCGTTTAAACGGCTCTCATTCGCTGTACGAGACGCTCGGCACGATTTGTGACCTGACGATACCAACGGCTGTCGATCATCTCATCTGCCGCGCCATCCCAGTCACCATCACCCACACAGGCATTGAACTTCTTGAATCCTGACAGGCGTGGACGGCCCATGTTGAACATCATGTTCGCCAGAATGTGCTGAACCTCTTCAGGAAGCTCTGAGAAGCCGCTGTAGAGACGTTCGCACTCATCGATGGTGACCTGTACGTCTGACTCGAAAACTTCCGCTACGCGCTCTTCTGTGACCTCTGCGCCTACAGGCTGACCATGCTCAGGATCACCTTCTGTAACCAGATGTCCAATACCGAAAGTAGGTAGGCCCAGATGATCAAGGTAAATTTCATACTTACAGCCTTCATCGGCCTCAATCTCTAAACGCAGTTGTTCTAGGTTCATTTGCCACCCTTCTTCAAGTTCATGAGTTTGTCAGCACTCTTGAGTCCGTAGCTCGCGCTGATGCTGATAAAAAGACAGTAAGTGAACCATTCAGGAAGGGTATCCAGTGCCGCAAATGCCTGATTCACTCGATCCATAATTGACTGATCACCGATGACTGCGCCGTACATTACTGCAATCACAGGCGATGCGAGGACAATCGTCCAAAATTCATCCTTCCACGAGTTTGCCGTAGCGTCCGCCATCTTGGCTTCCCAGTTAGCGTCATTTTGAATTGCCGCTATCTTGCGCTCCTGAATGGCTTTCTTTTCATCCGCCTTGCCTTTGATCAGGTCTTTTCCAAGCTCTAAGGCAGGCCCAAGCAATAAATTAAGCACGAGTAGTCCTCCGTTTCTTCTTGGCTACACCCTTGAGCTTGCCTGAGTTTTCCATTGCGTAGAAGACCGACTCACCGCGCCTTTTTCCGTAAGACTCGGTCATCGACTTTTTGATCTTCTTGCCTTTCTTGGTCAGCGGCATAGCGCACCTCTTCCAGTTTACGTCCACAGCGGTCACAACGGCCTGTGGGACGGGCCAGTAGCCTTCCGCCACATTCGGTCTGGTACAGCCCCCTATGGTAGCTATACAGACAGGTCTTCATCAGTCAGCCTTTTTCGACTGGTAGGCGCTCGCGCCGAAAAACGAGGCAACGAGGGCAGACACGGCAATGAAATACGTCCCGGCGATGTCAGTGATCAGTCCCGCCGCTTTATCAAGTCCGACAAGGCTACATACAAAAATACCACTGGGATAAAGCAGTAAGCCGAATAGTGCAAACCACGCCATCTTCCTGATCGAATCACGCTGTGCGTCTTCATCTTCCATTTTACGGCGGCGATCCTCAAGCTCAATGAGAGCAAGCTCATGCGGATCGATAACGCCGTTGCCGTTCGCATCGTATTTCTCCAACATTTCTTTTGTCATGCCTTCTTACCTTTAGACTTTTTCTTGCCACGAGCCACAGTGAGGTTTGACCATGCGTTAGGGTACTTCACGCCCTTCCGCTTGCTCATTGCCTTGGCTCTCGCCTTCTGTGCGGCTGTGAGCTTTGCCATTAGCTCATCGCCTTAGCCAGACACATACCTGCTGATGTGCATGCCCGTGGGTTAGGACAGCGGCTACATGGAGTGAACTCCTTCTTAGCCTTCATCGTCTTCTTGCCTGCGTTTTTGTACATTGCCATCGTCTTCACCATTTGACCTTGTGTGACCAGTATTTAGCAGAGAGCTTACTTGTGGGCTTTCCCTGCGCGTTGTGGCGGGCGTAATAGGACTTGCGCCGCGCCTTGTCCTTCTCGCTCTTCGGGTTCTTGCCCGCACCACTGACTCCCTGCTGACCGAAACGAATTAACTTGATTGTGTCGCCTTCCTTTGCCAGAACAGCATGCGACTTACGAGGATGATTGGGTGTCCTCTTGGGCTTGTTGTAACCGGAGAATCGCTCTCCACGGTATTCTATAGCCATTAAAACGCCGTCCCTTTAATCTGGTCTGTCTTGATACAGACTACATTGTAGTTCAGCTTTTCCCGGCCAACATAGGCGATTACAGCCTCGCTAGCCATAAGGCATCCC